TCCCGCTCACAAGCATACCGCCAACAATCTATACTGTGATTGTCTTTATCTACCAGCCTGTTAATGGTATTACCGAAGGCATCTATATCATAGTCGATTTGTTCAAACTCCCTGGCCGTATTCGGGCACCGGTCAGGATCTATAATAATAGCGTCCAGATCATCCAACCATTTTTCGCCGTATTCAACTGAACCCGGACCTTTCTTTGCCTCAATAGTCCAAACATCTAAGTCATTCATTTCTGCGACAGATTTAGGCTCTACATCAGCAATAGTTAAAAAATCATGATACCCTTTAGCTTTAATCTTATCGGCAAGTACCCGGTTACTGATTTTCTGGCCGTAAATCTCGTCAAAAATAAAGAGCGTTCGGCGCATTTTATCAAGATGCCCATGACCAAAGCAAACAGGATCAATACCATAACCCCAGTCAATTCCCTGCCGGATGTTATCGAAAGTGGCTATCTGCGCATTTGTTATGCTCTCAAACTTGAGATTGTCAAAAGGTACTATACCGCTGCCTATTGGCTCTCCAAGGTATTCCCAGCGGTACTTGTATTCGCTCTTAGCCTTTACCGCGTTGGCCTCTTCGATAAATTCCTCGGACACAAACGGGTTCGTCCGGAAATCACTATGATGAACATAAACGTTACCTGGCAGCAATATGGTTTCGTATTTCTTATTAACCCAGCTTGACTTGCGCTTTGGAGGGTTGTACGAATAATAAATGTCATAGTGTAGTCCGGGGGGAAGCGTAGCACGAAGTACTGAGTTTACAATCATGGAAACTTCGTCTTCTGTCTTGAAGTCGGCCAATTCCTCTATCCAGAGAATTGCTACAGGAAATTTACTTGTCTTTAAAGACTTGATTTTGCGCGGATCATCAGCCCCACGAAATATAATCATGTTGCCTGTTGGCCTATAGATTAGCCGTAACGGGTTTTTCTTAGTAATCCAATACCTGCCGACATCCAGCAGGTCAATAGCCCATATTAACTGCTCATATACCGATTCAGACAGGGTGTTGCCAACCTTGCGTACTACCAGGGCGTTAACCGGCATGTGCATCATGTCCCAAATAATCCGCAAGCTGATATGTGAAGACTTAGAAGAGTTACGGCCACCTTTTAGGACTTTAAACAGTTTTCGCTTTGCTGGCCGATTGCATTCCCGCCAGAAATCATAAAAGGATTCAAGGCAAAATGTTGCCGGGTCTACCACTCGCTTTAGCTGTTCCGGCGTTAGCTCTCTACACGCCATCGTCCGGTGCTCCTAAAGAATCCATCAAAATCGGTGCATCGTCCGGTACAGGGCCAAGACCGGCCTTTTGTTTGTAGATTTCCAGCTTCTCATATTCAAGTGCTAATCGCTTGTGTTCAATGTCAATACGTTCCTGCTCAAATTTCTTATTGTCGCGCCACTGGTCAGACATTCTGTTTTTTGTCCAGAATATCCCGGCTGTCACATCAGGGGGAACATGTTTTTTCGTTTGCTTAATCCTGGTGGGCCTGCCGGAGACTGTATCAAGTATGACTTCCCTTTCTTCGTAGTCATAGCCAATAGCCCGCTGATAAAGGCTTTTAACGACTTTGGCATCAGGCCCCGCCTTACCCTGTTTTATGGAGTCCGAAAAGCTGGGATGCTCTAACTTCCATTTGTTCAGGGTTGATTTAGCTATGCCCATTCGTTGAGCTATTTCTTTGTCAGTTAGCCCCTCTAAGGCTAAAGACCATACCCAAAGGTCATGTAATTCTTGATCATATACTGTCGGTCTACCTGTACCTTTCATAAGCTACCCTCTTGTTCTGCAATTGCTTTAACCTTTGCTTGTCGTAAGAACTCGGCCATAACCCATTCCGGCAGGAAGTCTTTTAATTCATCCCTAAAAATCAAAAACAGGTCAAGCGAGAGCCGCTGGCCTGTCATGAAATACATAGGGTTAATATAAATACCTGTCTTGGTTTTACGCATAACGTTTAAGTCATACATCTTTTTGATAAAATGCCGCCCGTGTCGGTTGTATTGAAGTCCAACTATAGCGGCTATTTCTTTCTCGGTATAATCCTCAATGCTTCGCCCTTTTCGATAGCCTAATAGGTTTGTCTTGCCAATCATCAGCTTAGATAGACAAGTCATTCGGCCTATTTCGGTATGGGTCATTACATTGGGGAACTGAATATCAGCAAAGATTTTTGCCCCCAATTTGTGAAGTGGAACCAGATAACCTTCCTCCGTCAAAACAGCCCGGTAAGGCAATACTTGGTCACTAACAACCTCGCCATGTTTGCCAATAATTTGTGTCCTTTTTTTCAAGATCATCACCCCCTTTAGGCATGTTACCTTAAGGTACACAATTTTAAAAAATCGTTACCTTGAGGTACAAAAGCCAATGCCTATAAACCCTTATATCTTCTATTCTTTTGGCTTTGCCTTGTAAATTGATATATATATAATATATAGTCACCTGCAAAAACAGCTTCAAAAATCCATCAGTTTTTCCTATTCTCCGCTGAGATAATCGGCAGCTAAAAACTCCATGATTTGCCATTTGGCATTATTGGAAACATCCCCTCTGGATATTGCCCTTTCCATAGCTTTTTTAATTATCTTTGCGGCTTCTGCCGGTATAGTGCCGCTACCAAAAATAGTTGAAATAGGAACCCATGATTTATTATTTTCTTTAGGTTCCCAGCCTTCTACCAATTCTTCTATATGTTTTTCAAATATATCCAGCATTACAAAGAGCGAAGTTGCAACATTCTTGATGCCATGGGATTCTGCCGCTGTTTCCATAGAATCAAGGAATTGGTCATAGTCTGAGAATCTCGCCAGCCATGCATTTTTCTTGACGGTTTCCTTGGCCTTTTCGAAAACCTTTTTTGCATGTTCTAGTTCATCCGGAAGAAAAACCATCGTCACTGTCTGGAAGTCCAAACTGGCCTCATTCAGCGAGCTTGCCGCTGCCTTTTCCATCAGTTCTAATGTTTTATCATCCAATCCCGTATATAGCTTTAGGTCAATATCTGCAATCTGCTCATATAACATTTTTAGGATTGCCGGATCATCTTGGCCAGCTATGGCATTATGGGAAAGTTGAATAGCAATCTTCTGCTGCTCACTTAAATCATCTTCGGTCATCATAATATCAATCGTTTCTAGATTTGCAGCAATTGCAGCTTGTACCCGGTGATTACCAGATAGAACAACCATTTCCCCGTTTTTATCTTTGTGAACAAACGGAACAGAGGTTAGTTTGCCATCCCGCTTTACGTTCTCAACCAGGCGCATGAATTCCTCATGCTTCATATACCGCGCATTAACCTCTAATAGTTTAAGTTCCCTTGGATTCACGGTAATAATTTGAGTGTTCATTCCCCTTCACTTCCTTTGCTACCATGTTTTTTCTTCCAGATTGCTAAACCTTCTTGCAAAGACCATTCACCAAGTTTTCCACCGTAGTTTAACTCATATCCTTGGCTGTAATATGCTTCTGTGGGATCTCCGGAGTCTTCTTTATTCTCCGTTTCTTTTCTAGAAAGCAGCGTCAATATGCCCCGGTACTTCATGCTTACTGGCCGTTTAGTAAATGCCGTCGTTATTAATGATCTTACCCGGTGGTTTGATATTCTTTCGGCCAGTAGCTTGCTTTCTTTGGATAAGGCCGCATACAGAACCAGCTTTGCCAACCTCCCATGTTTGGAAGGAGCTACCGGAAAGTCAGAAAGTAAATAAATGTGCGGCATTTCAATTTTACCGTCCCATTTGGCCTTAGACGGTGCCGTTGAAAAAGCATATACGCCAATCATCTTGTTATCGACCATTACCCCAATTGACAAGGTTGCCTGTCCAGGTTTGATGTTGATATTCATATACTGAGAACGAAGGGAATAAAATTCCCCTTTGGTGAGAATCCGCAAGGTAATATTATCTCCAACATCTTCATCTGGTCCCAGGCGTAAAATTTTAACCACTTCAATTTTCTGGTTTGGTATGCAAATTCGAGATTTTGTATAGTTACTGTAAACGTAAATAGGAACGCCCCGGTTGGTTGTCTTAGCCATCCCAATAAGATAATCGCTAAATTCTTCTAACCTGTCATTAGTGCCAAACATCCAGTATTTTTTTCCTTGCATCTTTCGAAATAATTCGAAGATACGTTCTTTGTCGATAAGATCATATTGCGGAGGTTCCCAAATAAAAATGTCTTCCAGGTGCTTAAACATTTTTTCGTAATCACCGGAAAAGAATGGTGGATAGCATACAACTGCTGATTCATATGGAATTTTGTCTATTAGTTCGCAGATATCCCCTGCATAAAAGCTCTTTAAAGTTAAGTCCAGCTTTTCCAGACGTTCCTTGGTTTTCTGATGAATAGTAGGAAATTGGTCATGGTAGGCTTTTATCATCCTGTCGTAATAAGCATTAGATTTGCCCATGTATTGCGCAATACGGGACATTACTAAGAGAGTGGCAATTATATCCATATCCGTTTCCATGTATTCTTTCAGCCAGCCCATGGTTTCTTCGTTTTTTTCATTGAACCGGACATTCAGTTTTTCTCCCGCCAAGTACCAGCCAATCAAGCAAGAAAAAATCGTAACATCATTGCCATGAATATTAAATTTATTAAGTTTACATAGTACACGTTCAATAGTAAAATTGCCGGAACAACCAACAAAAACTTCTTTGCAATCCCACGATTTTGCTATTTCAAGGATTATAGACTGTACTGGTGCAGGCAATGAACCCATAAACATAATTCCACCCCCAATAAAAAAACAGCCAATAAAGGCTGTTATGTTTAATTAGAAAGAGCGATCCACGCCACAAATATCCTACGGAATTGGGATTTCCGCTCATGATGGAAATGCCGTTACAGTTTTTCACGCCCGCGCTCTTTATTTTTTTTATTTGGAGCGGCAGTCCGGTATCGAACCGACCCTCTCACCTGGAAGGTGAGTGTTCTACCATAGAACTTCTGCCGCTTTATAACAATGCCATTTGTCTACTCGACATTTCCATGTCGGCTACTTCCGGTACATAAATGCCTAATTTATTCTTGATCCAGTCTGCTACTAAGCGTCTATGACAAAATTCATTTGGCTTTTCATAGCAAAGAATAATTGCATTTTTACCTAGTTCGTTATATACTTCTTCCGCATCCAATTTAGAAAGCAGATTAGCATATTCTATCCGGTATTGCGGCTCAGGTAGTTTAATCATTCTCCATGATGGAGCTACTTTTTTATAAACCCTACCCTTAAACCATTTGGGAACACCTTGACTGATTGCCACGGCATCTTTATCGCTACCGGATTTCGCATAATACGAAGTCATTATCATTAACAAATACCCCCTAAAGCATTTTAACAACTGGTCAGGTTGTTGTTTTTATATACTTATTATAGCATATAGTTATAATAATGTACACAGTATTACTTGAAGTTATTTGTTTTTTTTGCTATAATTAGTTCAACAAGGCAATTCGTTTGGTCAACGAATGAAACGGCTTCCCTAAGTCGGCCTTGTTATTTTTTTATGCTTTCCCATTCTTTAGGGTATAAGCTGGATAAATAATCTCGACATTGCTGCCTAATAATATAACTATTCACACCATCACATTGCTGGTGATGTCCATAGCAAAGGCAGCATCCTTTATAAATCACATCTTCTTTGTATGAACCGCAAGGCTCATGATGAAACTTTTCTCCAATAGGGACGTATATGTCACATCCCTCAATAATGCAGGTATAATTATCTCTTTCGTGAATTTCTTCGTTTAAAGCAGATAATGCCTTACCTTTTAGGCGAATAGTCATGAATACCACACCCAAGTAAATAAAGCTAATCGCTATTAATTTTAAAATTTAATAGCAAATAGTTATATTTTTACTTGTAAAGAATTATATCACAAATTCCAAATTTTCGTCCACTATTTTTCCACAACAAACTTTTTAGTTAAATGCAATTGGTTTTGCCTTGGCTGCCTTCAAAGCCGCGTCCATATAGTTTTTAATGCAGGATCTTGACTCAAGTATAGCGTCCCCTAGCTTGTCCATATTGAGATATTTTTCGGCATCGATAGTACGCCAACTCGGCCATATTGCTATTGTTCTGCCCGGTATAACATGCATATCCCGTACTATCTTTTTACCTTTAGGTACAAACAGTAATGTTATTGCCTCTGTGTATTTGGCATATGGCTCCACCCTAACCCCCTGTAGTTTAATATGAGCTGTACATGGATAGCCAAACTCAGAGAAAAACCAAAGCGTATATCTACCCCCTGGCCTTAACTTTAAAAACTGTTGTATGTTCATTTTGATCACGCCCCTTGTTGTTTGATTTTTAGTATATATGTTTACGGACTTAACGTCAATATCAAAACGATCAACCTAAATAACAAAACCCCGTCAAAATTGACGAGGTTTTTATTTTAAAATATTTTAAAATTATTTTTATATCATTTTAAAATAATATTAAATTATTAATTTTAAAAAATAAAATAAATTTACATTAATTAATTGCTTCTATCGTACTGTTAAGCCAGCAACTTTCTTTATGTTTCTAACCTTTATAGCAAACGCACATTTCGTTCTCATTATCTGAAAAAACTATTTCGATCCCCATGAATCTCCTTATCTTGTCGGTTGATAAAGTAAATAATTGCATATCTATCGGCATGGATGCAATTACTTCTTGTTCTTTCTTGCCACCTAATACAATGAAATTCGGTTTCTGATAGTCATGATTTGTTCTAGCAATCATCACTTGCTTACGTAACTGTTCAAATGCAGTTTCCATAGTTCCCATCCGTCCAATCTTTTATAAATCTCTTAATCCAGAAATATAGTGATATGTTTTTAGAATTCGTTCCGCTTCCGGAGTTTTTTCTTTCCATTCCGGTAAAAATCTTAGGACCAAAGGGATTTTATATCGGTGTTCCATATCGGTCATTATCGCCGCCAGTCGTATATCATCACCTTTAGCTTTTTCCGCACGTTCTATAAAGATTTGTAATTCAGCTATAATATCCATTACTACCCCCTAAGTCCTCAAAGTTTGACTACCGGCTTTCTTCTAGCTTACTAATAATCTTTTCTACATATTGTTTAAATTCGTTTGCCGTCATCTTATTATGCCTAGCGTCATAAGGATCTGACAAATCAATGTTATAAAACGATAGTTTAGGAAAAATAACAAAATCGCCACTAAAAATACGAGCCACTGTTCTAGCTTCATCAGGCAGGGGCTTTTCTCCATTTTCATCATAACCGTAGTATCCCGCATCATAAACACTTCGGTCAACGTATTTACCAGGTTTTAATTCCGTTACTTCTTCAAGTTGAAACTGTCTAAAAAATTCAGTGTCATAATCGTCATATACTCCACTCGGTTCTAATCTAGCAGTCTCTATTCGAAAGTAAGCCCATTCAATATTATCTTTTCCAAACCAATAAAATGAAAGTTTCTTAGGTTTCAGTACCATAAAATTTCCGCCATCCGAAATTAATTCAATACAGCCTGGTTCATTAGATAATTTAGCTCCTGCTAAATCCATTCCACCACCGGAGGGCAAAAACATATGATTTAACTGGTCTATTCCTAATCTATTTAATATAACCGATATACTATGAACATCATACCATTCTGAGTCTTGTGGTGTTTTCCCATCGAATATTTCGTTTAAAACGTTATTCCATTCTGCTAAGTTCCTGTTTTTAATTTCTTCTCTCTCTTTACGCATTTATTAACCCCCTAGACAAATATTTACATTTAACTACAGTATATCAATTACCCATAACATTGTCCAAATAAAGCTCAAGAGCTTGGGACAGCTTTAACCTCTCCAGTTTTTACTTGAGCATTATGCTAAATTTTTACAGTATAACTATTTATTCCATAGTAAAGAATAATATACAAATTTACAAAGGAGGCTACTATTATGCAAATGACACCAACAAAAGAACCAGACATTTTAACTGCAACTAGCGAGAAGAAAACAATTCTAAGAAACGACATGGGAGAAGTTAGAATTGAGAGAATACCTAATAGACCTGGTTTGGGCATCCTCCCTACCTATAAAATTCCAGATAAGAAAAAAGTACTTCTTTTAGATTCTCACTTTGAGAATGATAATCATGATTTCGTGTGTAGATTCTACAATACGGAACCGGCAGCAGATGTAGAAGTTAGTGTTACAATGAATTTTTACCGAATATAGTTTAGGACTATGAAGGCCCACACTGAAAACCGCTTATATGGCTTCTGTGCGGGCCGTTTTTCAATCAATTCTTCTCAGAGTTCCAGGTCCCGTATTTTTTTCATCTTTTTTTGAGTTTGTTTTCTCTTGTTCAGCCATCCATTTCATAACATTATCCAACCTGTAAAATATTCTTGCACTCTTTTTATCGCTACTTTTGATATGTGGTAGATTTTGTCTTAATCTTAGTGTTCTAACAGTCCAAGGTGAAATACCAAGTTCGTCAGCCAACTCCTTTTCTGATAAAAGCCTATTACTTACAACAGTTTCCGTGTTAACCTTCACTTCTTCTTCTTGTAACTGTAATTTAGATCCGCAATATTTGCAGAAATTATATTCCGGCGCAATTTCTTTATTATTGCACTGGGGACAAATTTTAATTTGTCTCATTCCATATTCCTCCCTGGGATGACTATTAGCCCTTCTACTATATTCCAAACAATATGCGTTTCCATTTTGCTCGACTATTTTTCTTTATAGGTTTATCAGTTGGGATAATCCCTAGAACATAAACACCATGTTCTTTAGCCATATATTTAACATCTTCAAGTTCAGCGGGAACAATTAAACCAGCCAAAACTAGAATTTTTCCATGAATTTTTTGCTTATATGTTTCTAATTGGCTAATAGCCTGTCTTGCGCTCATTAAAGTTAAATGTGTTTTTACTTCAATTATTGCATTTTTGGTTACAAGATCCGCTCGTCCATATTTACCACAACTTACTTCGCGTTGTATTTCGTCTGCTGCACTATATGAATACTTTTCTTTTGTGTAAGATTCAAAAGTTTTAACAATAACATCAACAAGATTAGATTCTTTTATTGGTTCTTGTATTTCCTCAACCGGAAAAGTAATAAACCGCTCGTCTGATAATGGTGTCGGTTGAGAAAAATTATTACCTTTAGCTATTAAAGCTAAAATAATATCGGAAATTAAGCGCCTTATTGTTTGTTCTGGTAATTTATATTGAAAAGCTGCTCTTGCTGCAATCTTGTCACAAAATTCATTCATGGACTTAAATCTTTCGGTATCAGTTACCAGCCTAAGTTGTCTTTCACTATCTTTCATTTACTTACCCGCCAAACTCTCAATAACCCGCTGTGCGGCATATTTACCGTAGCCGGTCAGCTTTCTAACCCATGCCCCCCGGGTAGGACTCCACCTAAAAGCGTTATCACTGAGCATTTTTCTAATTTTTTCCTCCGGCTTTTCTGGGAAAACAAACTGCGCTCGGTTATCTTCCTCCAAGTAGGTAAAGCCATCATACTCGACTTTCTTGTCCTGGGCCTGCGCTGCCCTCTCT